ATCTCTTATGATTTGGCTAGAGCAAATGCTATTGAAACATCGGATTTGGTAAGGAAAAGTGCCTACTCTTTTGAGATACATAATAATAATTTGAGAATATTTCCGAAACCAAATAGTAATGATGATGGTGAAAAAATATGGTTTGAATATTATGTCAAGGATGAAATTAGAAACACAAACAATGTTAGTGCTTCTTTACAAGGTGGTGTGTCAGATCCTTCCAATGTTCCATATAAATTTATTACTTATAGTTCCATTAACCAACCAGGTCGTCAATGGATTAGAAAGTATACTTATGCTCTTGCTAAAGAGTTATTAGGTATTATCAGAAGTAAGTATAGTTCTATGCCGATACCTGATGGGGAAGTTACATTGGATGGTGAAGCTCTAAAAACAGAGGGTAGAGAAGAAAAAACACAATTACTAGAAGAATTAAAAGAGTTCTTAGAGTCGGTATCTTTGACAGAAAAATTAAAAGCGGAAGCAGAAGAGTCAAATGCTCAAAGAGAGGTATTGGCAAAAGCTCCGTTAAACATATACATAGGGTAAATAGATGTCTGCTACACGACCATTTTTTATTTCCCAAAAGGAAATCAATTTAGTTGACCACATGAATGAAGAACTCATTGATGAGATAGTCGGTCAGTCTGTTGATATCTACAAGGTGGCACCTGAACATACAAATCAAAATATCTATGGTGAATCAACCACTAAGTATTTTAATGTAGGGTTTAGAGTAAATTGTTTAATAAGATATAATCCGCCTGAAGTAGAACAATTCCAAGAAGCAGGACCAGACACGAACTCTACGATTGATTTGATGTTTCAGAGAAATAACTTGGCTAGTGGTTCACTAAACTTTTTTCCTGAGGCTGGTGACATCTGTGATTGGAACGATTGGTATTG